ATCTGATTCTCCTACTCTTGAAACAAATGCAGAATACTTATAGGATTCTGAAAGAAGAACTATTGCATATTCAATTCCCCCTTCCACATAAATTGGGGCATCAAATTTAAATGTAGTGGCCACTGTACTATTACTAGAAACAGCAATTTCAGAGGGTGATTTAACAATTTCAGAAAATGGAATAACCTTTGTAGTAGGAAGACCATTTATCATAGTCCTTAATTGGAAAGTAACAGGAAGTTGGGTATCATCTTTTGTAGCAAAATAAACTTCACAACTTGTTAAGAAAACTCCATTAGGATCTTCGACAAAGAATGATTGAGCTAAAGGATCCCATTGTTGCATACTTACATTTCTCCATTCTCTGGTTCCTGCTACTTCCGTCCATTCACCAGTATTTCTTGTTTCAGTGATAGCAGTAGTTTCAATCCTTGCATTTCTTACAGAAATAATATCTTCCTGAACTGTTTCTAGAATTCCTGTAGATCTAAATCCTTCATCTGCACTTGTTTGGGCATTCTCTCTATCAAGGGTTTCATTATTAATTAAAGTAAATACTTTTTCACCTGTTTCAAATCGTGGATGGGTTCCAACATCAGGATCTGGAATATAATAACTTCCAAGTAAGTTTGCTCCAATATCAGATACTAATCTGAGATTGGTAACAACCGCTATAGCACCACTAGTTTCTCCAACTAACATCATATCATCTTCTACCCATCCCCAATATGATCCTTGAGGTTGATCTGCTAATGAGAATGTATCAACATTTAGAATACTAGAAGTTGATGAATAAGTAGCAGGAATAGGTTCCGCAGAATAAGGACTCGCTCCATATCTCTTAGTAGGTGAATTATATGGACCTTCCATATGATTTGACTGTGCTACTCTAAACCTAATACTAGGATCTACTAAATTATCATTTTGCGGAGAACCTCCAATTGGTCTAGTTGTTCCAGTAACAGTTTCCCCGATTTGGAATACACCAGAAGCCATTGAAATTTCTAGTA